GTCTTATCATGCGTGTAAGTATAAAATGGAGCCATGGCTCCAACTACGCCCCAGTCCATAGACCACGGCGTGGGAAATCACTCTTTGTGATTAGCGAATTAATTTCGCCTTAATGACGCGTTCATAACGCGTCATTCTCCACTCCCATGGGGAGTCAAACCAACTATCTTGTTGGGGAAAACCGTCATTAAAATAATGACGGTCACACCAGGTGATTGCACCCTGGTCTTCAATGACAATAGTCATTCCGTTGAAGACTTCTTCAACTTCTCCATATCTACCCAGAAGGTAGATAAGTGGTTCCACCGCAAGGATGAAACCAAAAATTGATGATCTTTTCATCAATTCAATGGCCTCCGCACAAAGACGGAGGTCTGCAGTGACTATCACTAGAGCCACTGCCCTCTCTCCGCGAGATTCTAAATCGCGGATTGTCTGGCGAATCTTATGTTTCACCAGTATGTCGGACTCAAAATATTGTCCGAGTCTAGCCGACATCCAGTCGGGTAACCTTCCTTCCGTTCGAAGGAAGTGTAGGAGGGAATTAAGGTAAAATTCCCTTCCTTGGACGTCCAACATTCGGACGTCCTCATCGCCTGCCTGTAAAGACAGACTGTCCACGGCAAATGTCGTGCGGACAAAGAACTTTTCTTTGTCCCTATAGGTGAACCCAGGATTGGTCCACCTAATGAGGAATTGTTTCATAATTCCCCTCACCCTGGAGAACAATTCTCCGGAGTCTGTATGGCCCCTCTTTGATTCAGGGGGACCCATTCTCGGGACCTCTGTAGGGTCCCGACCAAGGAATATTTCCTTGTAGTATAAATTCTTCAATATATTGAAGAATACTTCGTCTGGTGTACAAACCAGACGTCTCATAGAAGAGAGTATAACCTCTTCTAAATCATCCTGAGGATATATACGATGATCCTCAGGGATAAACTTTTCAAGTTTATCGACGAGGGGTGCAAAAGCATCCCTTCTTTGGGTTCCAGCAAGGAACCTGTGAGAGCACACGTATTTGTGTGCCCAATCCTGTTCATATAACGACAGGATTCTATAGCAGATCTCTCCAATTAGATCTACTGTACGGTCAGAGTCGATCCGACCGTAACATCCGGGTCTTTTAAGGATGACCCGAAGCATAAAGGTGGCCGAATTATAGTAGCCACCATCCCCCCCAATCTGTTTTGGGAGGAAAGGACAGAGGATTACACCCTCTGTAGGAACAGCTAATCGCTGTATTAGCTGTGCCCTATTAAATAGGGAACTGTCGCCGCGCGATGCGGCGACCCATCGGGCTTCTTTACCAAGAAGCTCCATGCGCCCAGTCGTTGTATAAGAGTGGGCGTCCGTCTCCACCTTTATTGGTAAAAGGAGACGTATTCTTGGATAGTCAATATATCCAAGGTCTTGTCCACGATTAAGTTGGACTCTCAGGGTACTTGATGTGCCCTGTGGTACTAATGCACATTCTTCGGCATAGTACATGATGATACATGAAATAAATGTATCAATCATTGATATCTTCATATCAATGTTCTCCGCCTCAATAATGAAGCGGACTCCTTCTTGGCGTTTGCCAAGAGATATGTGGTCATCGCCACATAGCCTCCATGATGTCATCATGGACTTGAGTGACAGGTATTCCCCTGCCACCGTAAGGATTATTTTCGTAAAATAATCCCCCATCAACCACGCTCGAGTGGTTGGTGTGATGAAGTAATAGTCTTCATCTTTAATCCGTTTACGGATTAATAACCACCTGTTACTACAGAACAGGTGCATACCGAGCGCTATAAGCCCGGTAGGGAAGCGGGGATCATCCCGCTTTCTCAGAATTATTTCTGAGAAAACACTACGGGCGAATTTTCTAGACCCGTAGTCAGTTGCCTTCTCCATATCTGTTGAGAAGGCATAGATTGGATAACCAATCTCACTCAACTCGGTATTTTCCGGGTTGAGCCCGTGGTATAAATATTGCCACAGGTGTCGCGAGCCCTCAAGACTCGTGAGAGTCCCCCTCGTTTTGATGAAGGGGACACAGACATGAGCACACATGCTCATGACTACTTGGTAGCTGAAACTAGCTACTGTAATGAGCCTTGCTTTTGAAGGCTCACATACCGCATGAGGTCTTATCATGCGTGTAAGTATAGGCCTGTCTAAACACTGGCCTATAGCGAATGATGCCAACAGATGGGCATCAGATACTCGAACTGGTTCGAGTAGATCCGTACGCTCAAGAGAGTGTACGTTATATACCGAAGATATTTTCCTTCGGCAAACCTTCTTTAAGAAGGCAACATGTCCACCGTCTTGTCTGGTGGACTCCAAACAGGAGCTTGGTCCTGTTGATATCTTGATAGGCCCACAGGGCCTATCGGTTCGGAGTGCCCTTCTTATGCACTCCGTGTCAACCTGGATGTCTTTTCCAGGTGATGTTACCGTCTTAATGAAAGACGATAATGAATCGCTAACCATCACAGAGTTAGCGAGTCCGGATGCTCTGGCTTGAGTCCATAGCATCATAGTCTGAGCCATATGTTTCAGACTTCCATCTGTTCTACAGATGGACCTTTGGTATGCCTTGACATACCATGTCAGTGCACGGTAGTGCCCTG